TCAACCGTGCATTGTATCTGCATTGTACAGGTATTCATCCAGCTTGTTCATGCTGTGTTTTTTGTACTGCTTATCCAAATGGGTATATATCTCCAGAGTGGTCTTGATGTTGGCGTGTCCCATCTGATCGCGCGCGGTAAGAATATCGACCCCAGAGAAATAGAGCAGTGTGCAGAACGTATGCCGGAGCTGGTGAGGCGTAAAGGTCTGTATGCGCATTTTGAGGGCACCGCGGGTCTTTCCGTCTTTATCCTTTTTTCGATGCCCGTATTTGGATTCCTTGCCGTCGTAGCCATATTTTACGTTTAGGTCTATCATGTAGCTTTCCCACAGATGATCCCACGAATAAGAGGTCATGATTTCACCGCGCGTATTATGGCACACATAGAGACAATCATCTTTTTTACGCTCGTTTCGCAGAAAATCAACGAGAATTGACGGGATATTCACAGTGCGGATACCGGCGGCGGTTTTTGGTTTTTTGATGCGCATTTTCGGCCGTGCATAATCCACAGCTTTATTTACCGTGATCGTGGCGGCATCAAAATCAATATCCGCCCAAGTCAGCGCAGCCGCCTCGCCACGCCGCAGACCGGAATACAGCATAAGCATTGCAGCTCGCTGCGCCCTATGCGGGGTGTCACGAATCCACTTCTGTTGTATATCCGGGATTGCGGAGCGCGATGTCGAAGGCTTTCCGGCCGGCACGACTACTTTGGCGCATGGGTTATACTGTACGACTTCTGGAATGATACTTTCAAAAATTCCGGAACAGGTATTCAGTATCTCACGCATTGTTTTGTGTGTAAGAGGCGGAACGGTCATGTGCCACTCTGCCAAGCCATTCAGTATGGATTGAATATGAGACGTTCGGATTTTATCCGGCGTCATTTCCCAGAGCGGCTCCAGATGGTCGATATGGTTTCCGATAGAACGGAGCCAACTATGCCCAATGCCAGAAGCTTTTTTCATTGCCTTATATGCGTCGGCCGCATCCTTAAAAGTCACACGCCCGCGGGATGGATCGAGCCCACGCCCCATAGCGGTTTTAAATTCGATCGCTTTCGTTTCGGCCTCACGTGCGGAAGCTCCGAAAAATTGTTTGTACTTTTTCTTGCCGTCCTGCATGCCGATATACACCTGTTTGCAATATCGGCCGTCCTTACGCTTTTTTAATCGCGCCATAAAAAAATCCCCCTTTTGGTGCACTTTACAAAGCCCACCCAAAGAGGGTATAATAACCGTGTCGGGCGGCTATATCCTCTTTAGGTAAGCTGTTCTATAGAAACGCTTCGGTGTTCCAGCACCGGGGCGTTTTTTATTTTAGCTGTTATGCGTGATGACATCCAACATGGACAACATCTTCTGTGCCGTGTTATATGCCATCTCGTATTCCTTGCTCTTCACCTTCACGGGCTTCTCCAATAACGGAAGCATAATGCAGGGCCGACTAAAGTCGTTCAGAGTGAGTTTGATCGTAATACTGTTTACGATGCGCTTTGTTTTCCTTTTGGCCGTCAGGCCGCCTACTACGGCACCAACACCCGCGAATAAGGCGCCGCCAACAAGCGCCTGCCCCACGCCGCCTGTGGTGATTGTTTCATCATCTTCCAACAAATCATAGTTCAGGAGCTGGTCAAAAGAATAAGTTGGGATATCTTTTGGACCGACCATCCCCGCAACTCCTTTTGCGGCAGCTTCTACCACCAGTGACGCGCCGCCCGTGAGTACGGCTAAGGCTCCTTTTGCAAATTTATTATCACCAGTACTTTGCGGCTGATGTTTTGGAACGCCTTTCTCGCCCGCGATACGCCATAATTTATTTTGGGCATCTATCAGGAGCTGTCCGCATTGCTGCGTTGCATGAAATACCACAGACGGTTCTTCCGCAGCAGCGCTTGAAGCGACCGGATCGGGTGTAATAGGGGTGCCGCATTCGGCACAAAATTTTCCTGCGACTTCCGCACCACAGTTCGGGCAAGTGGCCGAACGCGGCGTCGGCGTCCCGCATTCAGGGCAGAATTTACCTTCGAAATCATTTCCACAGTTTGTACATTTCATGAAATTCCTCCTTATTGAACCGAAAAGTGAGCTGTTCAGATTGCCAGCATAAAATGCGCACAAAAAGACTCATTGGCCGTTTTTAAAGGGTGGTTTTTTCTTTGTTTTTTCGCGGCTTATAATAGTACCCGCGCAATTTTTTTTCAACAATGTCCTGCAAGTGACCATCGACACAAGTGTTGAAACATGTGCCAAAACGTGGATGCAAATAGTAATCCGTTTTTTTGGCGGTCTGCAAAAATTGAATTGCCGAATCCAGTTTGTTCATTTTTACCATGACCTTTGCGATTTGGATGTATGCGGCGGGGTATTGTGGACATATTCTACGCTGCTTATCATAGGCTAGTATTGCGCTTTTGAAATCATACTCTCCCTCATATGCCTTACCTAATGCACTCCATTTTGATGCCAAAAAAGCGGGTCTGTCTTTTTCAAGGCAGCGACACCAAGAGGGATTCTCCAAATACTTCCTTAGGTAATAAATCGCTTCGCTGCGATAGGAAGCACCTAAAAACACATATGCGTCTGCCAACAGACAATAGGCCATCGGCGTATCATATCCTTGGCAAAGCTCTATTTCTTTTAGTAATATTCGTTTTCGGTCATACGCACATTCTTCTAAAATCTTTTCAGCTTCTTTGGATGGTTTAACGCCCCCAACAACGAGCGTTCCTTGGAGTTGAATTACGACATCAAACGGTGATGGAATTTCCACCCCATTCAATATAAAGCTCATTATATTCCCTCGCTTGTCCTCACGCCAACGCCTCAAAGTTTACGCCCAAATTGTCACGATAAATTGTATACGCACGCCAAATAAAAGATGGCTCAACGTTGAAGTGCTCCGCAATCTCCCACACAGAGAAACCGCGCCGCATTTCTTCCACCAACTCTGCAAGTGGGACGCGCTTCAACGCAGCCGCTTTGTCTGCCCTGTATTCAGCTTGTTCTTTCACCAGATACGGGCTATAGGGCACATAAAAAGCGCCGGAATTAAAATGCCCTTCTTCGTGTATCAGTGCCGTGACTTCTTCCCGCTGGTTTTCAATTTTGCCATAATCAATTCCTATAAAGCCTTCAACATCCGAAATAGCTTTTCGGCCTTTCATCGGACATGGAAATATTGTTATTCCTTGCATCTCTAAATCATGGTACATATCCGCCAGCGCGTTGAACATTCAACATCACTTCTTTTCACGTCGGTTCTTTTTGATTTCTGCTTTCATTCGCATAAAGGTTTTAAGGTCGTCAATATCATCTTGGTCAAGATCGTTTTTTACTTCACCATAGAACGCAACAAGTTCATCCTTTAACAGCTCGTCGGCCTCTTGGCTGGCGGGCTTTTCTTCGTTTCCGAGCAAATAGTCCACGGATACACCGAAGTAATCGGCTATTTTTTGTAACGTATCGCCTTGTGGTGTAGCCCCGGTTTTTTTCCACTTCGTTCCAATTGTTCGACTTAGCCCAATTTCAATAGTTGCCCGCGTAGGAGAAACACCTTTTTCTTGGCAGAGACGGCAAAACAGGTCATAAAACATAAAGTACAGCTCCATTTTTTGTGCACAAAGTAGAAGCTAACTTTTTTCTGCTTTTTGTCTTGAATGGCCTACCAAAGTAGGCTATAATAAGCATGTAGCCGAAAAAAGTAAGCCAATGTGCTGAATATATTCTGCAAAAATATAATACCACTAATGCTTACTTTTTTCAACATTTAATTAAAAAGGAGCTGATAATCGTATGCCTGCACAATGGACTGGCAACCTCGTAGGCAGAATGCACAATGCTGGCATTTCTAAAAAAGAGCTTGCCGCATTCATGGGAAAACATGAAAAATATCTTTCTCAAGTACTGAATGGTCACAGGGAACCCAAACATGCCGAACAAGAGTACAACGCTGCGCTCGACGAACTGATTGCAGAGAAGAATAGGAAAGAGGGGTGAGAGCATGTACAAAACAATTCGGTATAACACCATACAAGAAGGCAGCACGAACGCGGACGGAACAACCACAGGATCACCAATCATTTTTGTAGAACTTCGCTTGCCGGATAAGATTCTGATTCGGGGCAGTTTTGAACGAGAGGTCGATAAGATTTTTCAATCTGTTCGCGCAGACCTCGAAACTGCGCTTTTGAACGCACGGTGACCTTTCCGCGATTGGTGTAAATAATTAGCTTGTCTATTTGCTTCCAGCTTGTGTCTTCAGTTGGGCCAAAATACAAGAACTCTTCTGCTGCTCCTAAAGCGGATAATTCAATAGGGAACTTGGCACTTTCAATGAAACGCTCATAAAAAGGTGTTTCGGTATCACACAGCCGTCGGAATAGATGTCCAACAAAATGCGGGTTCAATTGGGCTATAACTGTTTGATTTGGTGTATATAGTTCTACTTTAGTTATGGAAATAGGATTCATTGAATGATTTTCGAATAATACAAAAATACATAAAAAACTATTTGCATTTTCCCGCGGAAAACAATTCAGTTCATTTTGAATTTCTATTTTTACAGACAGGTTTTTCCGCTCTCGCCATAATTGACGTGCTATAGACCAAACGGAAATAAAAAATCCAGCTACGGCAATCCAAAATGTTATGTCATCTCTATTGTCTAAGAACCATTGGAGCATTTTATCACCTCGGCACTATTATATCAACAATGCAAAATTCTGGAAATCCCTACACCAACATTATCCGACAAATAGTGTCCTATAAAACGGACAGAAAGGAGATGCTTTTTTGAAACGATTACATTATGCTGACTGGAACGAAGTGCGAATCACTTTAACGGTGAAAGACATCGCGGATGTGCTGAACGTGTGCGATACGGTAGCGCTGAATCTGGTTCGCAGCGGGGAAATCCCAGCCAAGAAGGTGGCGGGCCAATGGCGGATTTTGAAAACTGACCTTATGGCTTATCTTGGGACAAAAGAAAATTTGTATGCATAGAAGGAGGGGACCACGCATGGAAATTGAGGTCAAAGTAAACATCACGCCCCAGCAGTACATACGGCTGGACAACATGGCCCGCAGGATGCGCCGCCCGATGGACAAGGCGCTCGGCTGGATGGTGACACACCACATGGACAGCATCCTCGAAAACACGCACATCTCAGCGCCGGCAGGGCCGAAGCCAATCGACTGGGGTGCGATCGAATGACGGGCCTTGCATGCATCTGCTTCGGGTTCGTACTCGGAACAGCTTTTACGGCAGTCTGCCTTCTGGCGGACAAAAAGAAAGCCCCCGCTGGTGCAGCGAACACCAACAGAGGCGCAGACCAAAAATCTACATCTAAAAAATACACCACCGGGGAGGATTTGTCAAATGCCTGAACTGCATTACATCGGAATATCGGCGGCGTTTGACCCTTACGCGGAGGCAGAACCGGTGTCTTATTGCCCGGAATGCGGCGCACCGGTATATGACGGAGAGCGCATCTATTACGGACATGGAACCGATCATGTAATAGGCTGTGAGCATTGCATTGATACAGGCTTTGCACAGGCCGGATAAGGAGTACATATGGATAATTTAGCGATATACAATGATTTACGCGTTGTACCGGAAGAAGCCAAAAAAAAGATTACAGGAGGACGTTTAAACGGATTTACCGATATCAACAGCATGTGGCGAATCAAACGTTTAACAGAGAAATTCGGACCATGTGGAATTGGATGGAAAACCATAAACGAAAAATATCGCACAGAACCGGGAGCAGATGGAGCTGTCGCTGCATTTTGCGAACTTGACTTAGTATACCGTCTTGATGGCGGTGGATGGAGCGAGCCGGTACATGGAGATGGCGGGAGCATGCTTGTTGCCAAGGAAAAAGGCGGTTTATATACAGATGATGAATGCTTTAAGAAGGCCCGTACTGATGCCATTGGAAACGCTGGGAAACTGCTTGGGCTGGGTGCGGATGTATACAACGAAAATGACCGCACGAAGTATAAAAAAGAACTGTATAAGTGCAACAAGTGCGGCAAATCCCTTCACGACGTGATGCTTCGAAATGGCGAGTTGTGGGCGGCACATGACATTGCAATTTATGGCCTTAGAAGGTTTGGAGATATGTTGTGCGACGAATGTCAGAACATAGTCCTAAAAGAAGAAAAGGAAAAGAAAGAAGAAAGCCTTTCGCTTGTAGGCGGTGAAATCGTTGAGCAGACTGTTTAATTTCACGAATGCGCGTATGTCTAAGGAAGGAGAACTTTGCTTAAAGGTGAAAAACCGCGCGCAGGCCGCACAGCTTGCCTATGAGCTAAAAGACAAGACCGTGGATATGGTGGCAGAGATCAAGCGTAAAACGAAAGCCCGAAGTAAA